AAAAACCTCTGGATGCTCGGCGCTCCGGTGGAGTCTGTGCGGGCGATAACGGCCCTGCCCTGAAGGCCTTTCCACAGGAACTTTGTGAACTCTTCCTGCTGGCTCATAGGGTCTTTCCATTCGCGTAACGCATTGCCCCGGCTCCTTTGAAAGCTAAGTGAGCCTCCGAAGAGACTCACTAATTTTGTAACTAGTGCCCGTGACCCTGCTCGATAGGGTTGTGTGCTGTCACAGCACGGGCGGTAAAACTAGAGCTTGAACTTGGCTCCGCTTGCCTTGGCCTTGGGAGCCGCTGACGGTGCCTTGCCCAGAACAGTGGCGGTGGCTGCTGCCGAGGTGGTCACGGAATCCAGTGAGCGGAAGCCTCGGACCTGCTCGCGGTACTCAGCGGGTTCGATGTCCACCCACGAACCGTTCACCTGATGCTGCTTGCGGCGGTGAGTGACGGCAACCTGCAATTCCTCCTGCAGCCAGTCATCCGTGTCGAGGTCCGCCAGTTCCTCAGCGCTGGTGCCCAGAGCCTTGGCAATCGCCAGCAGGTCATACGGCGGGGTGGGCTTGCCGGTCTTCTTGTCCGTGCCCTCGAAGGCGTTGATGTCAGCGAACAGGCGGCGGTTGCCCTGCTTGGAGCCATCCGGTGCCTCATCGCCGTCCACGATGCGGAACTGGAACTTCAGGCGCAGCTTGCCCTTGTTGTCCCCGTTCTTCACCTCATCGTTGGTGATGGAGAAGATGCTGACGGTGTAGGTGCCTACCGGAACCGGCTCGAACTCGCGTCCTGAGGAGTCAACGGTTTCCTGGTCTACGTTTAAGCTCAATCGTGCCATGGTGGTTACTTCCTTCTTGTTTGGTGTGTATGTGTTGTGTTGGAGAGACTTACAGACTTAGTAAGCGATAGTGAAAAGCTTAGCACTACGATTCGGTTGCGTCACTGGTCAATTGCTCGTAAATCGTGGCCATATCCGGGTTGACGATCTGGAAGTCCAGCGTCCCGAAACGGTCCCCGGCCAGAATCTTGCCGTCCTGCCCGGTCTGCAGCACGCGGAAGTTCTCTTTGGTCTTCTTGTCCTGCGCCACCGCGAGGTAGGCGATGATGTCCACGATTTTCGGGACTTCCCCGAGGCTGCCCTTGCCTAGCAGGTACGGCTGGATACGGCTGGCTCCGGTGTTCTCATCCCGGAGTTCTTCGGAGTGGGTGATGAAAATGGCGTTGACCTGGGAGCGGTGCAGCATCTTCACCACGGTGATGGTGTTGTCCTTGATCGTGCCCCAGTCCTGAATGCGCATTTCCTTGGTGCCATCTGCTGTGATGTGCGCCTTCATGTGCTCCTGGAGCTCCCCGAGGGTATCCAGGATGACCGTCTTGTACTTGGTCTTGCCCTCGGCCACGGCCTCGATGATGGCAGCTGACTGCAGCCAGTCCTCCGGCTCAATTACGTCCATGTCCGGGTAATCCCGTGCCAGCACACTGGACCCATCCTCCAAGGCCAACAACAGGACCGGCGAGAGGGCTTCGACCTCGTTGGCCGTGCCAGCCAGCAGGGTCTTGCCGGACTTGGGCAGACCAGCCAGCAGGAGGCTGAACGTGGTGTCGGCCTTGCGGGGCTTGGTGATGGTGCAGATAGTTGACAGGTCGAACAAATCCTTGGTGGGGGCAGGCTTCTTGGCGACGGCCTTCTTCACGGGCTTGGCCTCGGCGGCTTCAGCTGCCTCTGCCAGAGCAGCCAGAGCCTCAGCCGGGTCAATCGTTGTGGTGGTCATTTGCTTTCTTCCTTTACGATGATGTCAAAGCCGTAGCCGTAGTAGAACGGGTTGCCACTGGACCAGCCAACTTTCAGCTCCACTACGTCTCCGAGGTCTGCGTAGATGTGCCAGCGGCTGTAGCCGTCCGTGGTGCCAACTCCAGTGATGACGTGCTCGATCTTGTCCAGATTGAGGATCACGTCGTCCAGTTCGGTGTAAGCGCAGCAGTCGTCCGTGTCTGCGAGCAAGACCCTCTTGCCGTTGTCCAACACAAGCGCGGTCCCCGTGACTTCGCCTGACCACTCGTAGGGTCCTGGGGCACTGGCCTTACGCTCAACCGCAACGATGCGGTGACCTACAACGTGCTCCGCAAGCGTGGCAACGTTGGCTGGCATGGTGCCATCGTCGTCATCGGGGCCGAGTTCTTCGATGGGATACTGGGTGCTCATGGTGTTCTCCTAGTTGGTTGCGAGGTTGTAGTTGGTCAAATCCCTGCGGCCCGGTCCTCGGGGGCCGCAGGTGTAACAGGTGATTTCGTCAGGCTTGGCCGGGTTGGCGGTTTCACTCGGGATGTCATCGAGCTGGCCTGCCTCCACGTACTCCCAGATGCTGATGGCTCGGGCTACAGCCCCCTCGAACAGGGCCGGGTTCACGTCTTCCTCCCAGAGGATCACGTCACGGATGTCGTTGGTGTGCCGGGGCATGAACGCCAGTACGCACTTCTCGATGTCGTAGCCCCGCTGAATCCAGCCCTGTGCATAAATCTGCTGCTGGACCCGGTACCGCATGGACGGCATGTGCTGGTAAGCGTTCAGCTCCTCGCCACGCTTGGTGGCCATGCGGCCCTTGGCCAAAGCCACCTGAATCTTGTCGTAGCTCCACGCTCCGGGGAACTTGAAGTCGAAGGTCCGGCCCCACTCAGGAACCATCAGGTCACAACTGCCGCCGATGGAGCCGTAGCCGGGAATCTCGAAGATGTCTTTGAGCTTGGTTTCCCGGAAGACCTCAACCCCGAGGTCCAGATTGTGCTCCAGGTAGTAGTGCAGCCCTGTGCCCAGCCATGCCGCGTAGCCGAACTTCTCGGCCTCCCTGTTGGGCATGTCACACAGCTTGGCTGCCATGTCGTACCCAAGGCAGTAGCTGCACCCGCCCACGGACGACGGGCCGATCTTTACCTGCCTGTCGCGGTCTGACGGCTTGGCAATGGCCTTGATGAACAGGCTCTCAACCTGCATGAGGTCCGGGACTGTGATGGTGGTCATGCTGCTCGGAGTTCCTGTTCGTTGCGGCGTCTGCGGATTACATCCCGGTCTGAGGGTGTGGTTCCGGCGAGAACACCGTGCTGGTCCCCTGTGTCCAAGGCGAACTCCAGGCAGTCAGCGATCAGCTTGCACTTTCGGCAAATTGACTTGGCCTGCCGGACCTGAAACTGGTGCTCATCCCCGTAGCTCTTGGGGAAGAACAGCTCAGGATCGTTGATGATGACGCAGGGGGGTGGTTCGTCTGCGATCTTCTGGAGGAACGCCTTGTGCTTGCTCATACCGGGATGCTCGCCAGTTTCTTGACCTTGGCTACCAGCTCATCCAGCTCTTCAAGGGTCTTGATGCCGGTCCTGTGTGCCAGCGCGCGGTAGACAGGGGCGTTGGCGAATACCCAGACCTGTACACCGGGGTGCTTGGTGTCGAAGTCGAGAATGATCTGGAGGTTGGCGTCCAGTGGCTCCATGAGACGCTTCAACTCACCATGCGCGATGGTGGCGAGCACAAATATTTCGTCAGCGTTCATGGCTTCACCAGTTCCAGGAGGAGTTCGGCGTTGCTGACCCGGAACATGGCTGAGAGGTGAAGCTTCTCGAACTTGGAGCCAGCGAAGGGGCTGACGACGTTCATGTAGTCAGCTACGGTCCAGAGGTACATGGGCCTGTTGGTCAGGTGCTCCAGCTCGGCGTCGCCCTCCATGATGGCTGCTGCCTCGTTCTGGGCCTCGATACCGATCTTGGCAATCTCGAAGTCGAACTCCTCGGCCCAGCACTCGTAGGCGTCGAACTCATCCTTGGACATGGAGTGGAAGGCTCCCTCTGCCTCCTCGTGGCCGAGCTTGTCAGCGCGGAAGATGAACCACGCGGATTCTTTGGTGATGCTCACTGTGTGCTCCTTGTTTACTGCGGTGAGGTTGAATTGAACGATATGACCAAGTGGGGCCGAAATTTTTAGCCCTGCTCCTTGTCGATGGAGAGCTTCAGGGTCATGCCGGAGACCTTCTGGAACTGCTCGTACTGCTCGGGGCTGACCTTGGCCTTGACCAGAGTGGAATCCAGTGAGACCTTCTCGCACTCCTTCTGGAGCTTCTTGGTCATGAGGGTGCGGGCGAGGGTTTCATCGAACCGCTTGGTGGGGAAGATGGTGGTGCGGACGATGCCCACAGCCTTGGTGTCCGAGTCCAGCATGTTGTTCTCGGCCAGAGCCTTGCGGAAGGCATCGGTGGCGGACTTGGCCTCGGCAGCTGCATCCTTGGCCCGGATGTCGGCGGTGAGAGCGGCTTCAGCCAGTTCCTCCAGGAGCTGGTCTCGCCAAGGGCGGTCGTTGACTGCGGGGCCGGACTTGGTGTTGAGGGTCAATGTTGACATTTGATTTGCTCCTGTTTTGTGTGGGTGTTTATTAGCTGATTGCTATAGGACAAACTTACAGACAGTCGTGGGCGAGTGTCAATAGGTTTTAGGCAGCCAATTCTTCGAGCCACCGCATGGGCAGGCTGAACAGGTTGGAGGGCCTACTGACCCTGAGCGCTTCGGTCTTGGCGCGTCCCTTGGCTATCAGGTACGCAGCAGCACAAGGTCTGTGGAAGGTGGGGAGCAGATCGACCATGTAACCGTCTGCGTCCTGCGCGACGCCTATGTGGACGCGCATCTGCGGCTGATCCTCATGGACGGGGAATCGGCAGGCGGGACAGCTCATGCCACACTCTCCATTGGTTGGAATGACCCATCGAGCTGTGCCTGATCGGCTTCAAGTTTGCCTAGTTGTTCGGTCTCCACTGTCCGTGGTGCGAGGAACAGGTAGCGCTGGACAGGCTTGGTCTGTCCGGGCCGTGAGAGCCTGCCCTTGGCCTGTGTGTTCAGCAGCCGGTTATCGTCCAGCGAGACCCAGAACTCTATCCGGCAGACCAGCTGGAGACCATCAGTTCCTTCTGAGACGGTGGGGATGGTGGCCACCATGATGTCGAACTCCTTGCCGAAGTTCTCCAGCTTCCAGGTCCGTTCCTCCTTGGACATGCCGCCCACGAACTGGCGGGCCTCGAAGCCCTTGCCTTGGAGCCGTTTGGTCAGCATGGTGGCGAACTTCCGGCTGTGGGTGAAAATCAGGACCGGCTCGGGCTTCTCGGCGTACAGGTCATTCAGCACCTCGGTGATGTGATCCACCTTGGATGACTTGGCATCGTCCTCGAAGTAGACAATCTCGCCCCAGACCTTTTCCCATAGCTCGGTGTCCTTGTCCTGCTTGCGCACCCAGCCCTCCTTGATGGACGGGACGGCCAGTGCAATCTCCCGGAGTCGAAGCCGCATGATGGGTGGCAGGTCAGCTACCAGGGGATGATCCCCCAGCCAGACAATGGCCTCCTGCTCGAAGCGATCATAAATCTTGCGTTGGAACGGTGCCATCTCACATTCAATCTCGTGGATGATCGGCTCATCCTGGAACGGTGAGGGGAAGTAGGACTTGGACGGCAGCGATGCCCAGACAGAGCCCTGTACGCGCTCCCCTTCCACCTTCTTGCCGGAGTATTTGTCCCGCTTGGTGATCATGTAGGCCGTGGCCCAGTTCCAAAAGCTATCGTTCTTGCCGGTGACCTCATCGTTGCGGTACCAGAGCCAGCGCACGGTGGCCCACGCCCCCTGAATGTGGTTGCCCCACGGGGTGGCCGAGAGGGCCAGCTTGTACCCGACGTGCTTGGTGGTCATGACAGCGGTGTGTGTGCCCCTCTGCCGGTTCTGCTGGCGGTGGACTTCATCGCAGATCACAAAGTCCAGTGGCATGTTGGACCAGTCGAACATGCGGAAGCGTTCCCAGCCGATCAGGTACACCCCCGGCACACGGGAGACAAGGGTCTCGAAGTTGAGCTTGCCCTGCTTGCTGGAGTCGATGATCAGCGGGGTTGGCCCTGACTGCCGGATGAACGTCTTGCGCCAGCCTGAAAAGGTGTTGATGGGGGCGATGACCAGTATGAACTCGGCTCCTGACCTGATGGCCGCTTCTACGCCCACGAGAGTCTTGCCGGAGCCAACTTCCCCTCTGCACAAATGGGTGTGATCTCGGAGAACCTGCTGTATGGCCTCCTCTTGGTCAGGACGTGTTGTGAGCGAATCAAGCATCACGCAGCCAGCAATTCCCGAATGTCGGCCTCAGTCATGATGCCCGCCTTGTAGAACTCCTGCACAAGCCTGACGGTTTCCCACTCCTTGTTGAACCAGTCGGTGTAGATGACCTCAGCCTGCTTGCGCTCGGGGTGGTGGACGATGATGTTCCCGGTGATTTCTACTGCGTTGTGGTTGCTCATGGTGTGCTCCTAAGTGTGTGGTGGTTGTTAGTTGATGGGGCCGAGGACTTTGTTCAGTTCCTCTTTGCCTAGAATGAGGCCGCAGTGAGAGCAAAAAACTATCCTTTGGTCTCTGGTCCAGTGGGCTACGTAGGAGACACAGACTGGGATCACCTGACCCACAGGGCCATAACAGCCATGGCCGATCAGCATGTAGTGGGTGGCGGGGCCATCATCGTGGGAGTCGCCTTGGAATCGTACATGGTGCGGTGACTCGCAGTGGGGCGCTTCCATTTCACTGGTCAGCAGCTCCCAATCGAGCCCAATCTCTAGATCAACACTCATTGCTCCCCCTAGGGTCTTTATGTCTGTATCTGTAACCAACAGACTACACACTTACACACTCTTGGACAAGGGCTTTTGGACATGAAAAAGGGCCGGATGCCTAAGCACCCGGCCCCTCTCCGCAGGCTGTCAGGTCACCACGTCAAGACTTCTCTGTCCTGAACGAAATGCCCCATGCCATGGGATGGTATCAACTCCATCTCCTGAAGGACAATGTAGCCATCCTCCAGGTCATCAAGGACGATTGCCTCATCTTCGATGACATACGCGCAGCTGACACGCGGTGATACCCATACTGACTGGCCTGACTGGTAACGAACCACTTGTTGTTGTCCCCACTGCTTACTGTTCGGTAAGAGTGACCTCTATCTGGACATCGAGAGCCGCTGCATAACGCTCGAACGTGCTGATCTTCGGTTCCCTCTTCTGGTATTCAAATATTTGAACGAAATGAGGGTGCACTCCCATTCGTTCGGCAACCGTTTTTTGGGTGAGACCCTGGTGTTTCCGCTCTGAGACCAAAGCTTCGACTAACTGCTGTGAAAGCATCGTATGAGACCTTCCTTCAAATAGATAGATGAAATGTTAGATATATCGGGACATGACGCTAATCCTGTGTCTACCCGTTAGTAGCGCAGTTTTTGCGCAGGATTTACCCAGCACGGTAAGGGTTGATTGGCGCTACGTCGTTAGCTACAGCAGTGACGCAGGCAAACACTCCATCCTCGAATGCGTCGGCCAGCAACCCAAACCCCGCAGCCGTGAGCATGGCCTCCTGATGTGCTGCGAGCCCGCCTTGGTCCGGGGCGTGTTCGGCTCCCCAATGGAGGATCGTTTCGCCGCAATCGCACACGCACTTGTCCTTCCCGCAGTGATGGCCCCAGTGCTGGCTGAGCACTTCGGCCATGGTCTTCACTGGGACTCCTTGCGCTCTGCCTCAAGGCGTTGGCGTATCTCGGCCTCGATGAGGATGTGCGTTGGGTCTTCTAGGTGCAGGTACTGGATGTAGTAGCCCTGTTTTTCCAGTTCGGCCCCCAGGTCGTCGCGCTGCTTGTCGGTCAGCTTGGACGGGTCAAGGTAGCGGTCCGGCCCACTGTACTGGGGGATGGCGCGAATTGGCATGGGAGTCCCGACGCTCATGTCAGCCCACCTTGTTCTTGCGAAGCGGCGTCGGCGGAAACCCTGTGAATGGTTTCTCCCCGTCCCCCTTCGCAGCAGTCACAGCGGCGCTGGTGTCGCACGGCCAGTGAACTTCACCGTTCTCGCCTTCCGCGTATTCGCAGTCGCCGATACTGTCGGTAATGGTGGCAGGTGTGCATGTCTGGCACAGGGTGGCCATGATGATTTTTTCGCCGTCAGAGTCCAGAACCCAATAACCGTTGATGTGGTCGTACTCGTAGACTTCGAGTGGCTGATGCAGCGCCTCCACCCTCGCAATCACCTCGTCCCGCTTCCGTAGCTCGGTGAGGAGGAAGGCTACGTCTGTGGGCTTGGGATCGTCCTCACAATCCGGCCCCTGCTCACATCCCCAGTACTCACACTCGGGACACCAGCAATCCTCTGTCGCGATTCGACACTTAGCGCAGTCTGCGGCCTTGGGTTGCGCGGCCATCCTCGCCTCGATCTCACCCAGGCGCGGGTCCGGGGCCGTCACTTGACTTCCCACTGGTCGAGTTCAGCGTCGGTGTATTTGAAGTCTTCCCAGCCAACAGTCTTGATGATGAGGTAGTTCAGCTTCGCCTCGATCCGGTCAAGCTGGGTCATATCGCTACGCTCGCTCATTTGCCTCCCAGCCCCTCATACGTGGCGCGGTCCCGTAGCCACTGGGCAGGGTTTCGCCACGCTGGGTGCTGCCACTTGCCCTTGTCTATATCGGCAGCGGCATCTTCCAACGCCTTGGCAGTCATTAGAGGGGCTGCGGCTTCGAGGATGCGTCTGGCTGTTGATCGGCACGCAGCGTTGATTTCGCGCTCCAAGTCGTCCGCCTCATCCTCGGGCGTGTAGCCGGGGAAGGAGCGCGCCGCCGCCTCGACAGCCTCAGCCGGGATCGCCTCGATCTCACCCAGGCGCGGGTCTGGGGCGGTCATGCCGACACCAACTTGTTCAGCACCCAGCACACCGGGATGATGACAATGTTCCTGATGCGCTTGTATCCGATGTAGCCGTTGAATTGAACATCCCGGCCACTCCTGCGCATGGCAACTAGGCAGCGGTTGAATCGGCGGTCATCCTCATCGGCCAGCAGTTCGCAGGTCCGGGCCATCCGATCAATTGTGGCACTCATGCTGCTACTGCCTTCCTGATTTCGTAGGTGCCTGGAATCTGTGCGTCGGAGGGCTCGTAGTCCTCATCCTCGGCCTCGCAGATCAGGCACACACCACTCTCGAACTCGTGGACATCCTCGTTGATGCAGCGGAGGAGTGGGGCGATTTCAATC